CTCGAAAATTCAATAATGTCACACAAATCAAGGGGTAAGCAGGCGTGGGACTGCGCGGACGGTTAGGTGGGTCGGCTCTGCTGGCGTGGGATGCGGCGGCGGCGGCTCGACCGAAGAGCAAGGTACTTCCTTGGACCAAACGCGGTCTTTCGCGGGCCGATAAGGTCGTCGCCTTTCTTGAATGGTTACCGGTAACTAAAGGGCCGTTGGCCGGCGAAACGATGCGATTGCTGCCCGGTCAATGGCAGTTCATTCAAGAGGTTTACGGTAATTTAACCCCGAAGGGTTTGCGGCGACGGACGATAGCAATCAAGTCGGAGCCGAAAGGGAACGGCAAAACCGGGTTGGTGGCTGGTTTGTGTTTGTGCCATCTGCTCGGGCCGGAGAGCGAACCGCGTGGCGAAGTGTATTCGGCGGCGATCGACCGCCAGATGGCGGGATTGATATTCGCGGAGATGGAAGCGACCATCTACGCGGTGCCGGAATTTACCGAAGTTTGTAACATTATCCGGTTCAACAAGAAGATCGAAGTACAAACCGGCCCGGCGCGTGGCTCGGTTTACGAGGCGCTGTCGGCGGATGCGCGCCGCGCGCACGGTTTGTCTCCAACGCTGTTTGCATATGATGAATTAGCGCAAGCAAAGGACAGGGTGCTGCTTGATAACTTGATAAACGGCCTCGGCAAACGTAAAGAGGCGCTGGGGCTGATAATCAGCACCCAGGCGCCGGACGACACGCACCCGCTGAGCCAACTGATCGATGAAGGGCTGCGCGGCGACGATCCGAGCCTCTATGTGCAGCTGACGGCGGCACCGCTGGAAGCCGATCCGTTCGCCGAGGCGACCTGGAAGGCGTGCAACCCGGCGCTCGGCAAGTTTCTGTCGTTGGAGGAAATGCGCACTGCGGCGGAGCGGGCCAGGCGCATCCCGGCATTCGAGGCGAGCTTTCGCAATCTGCGGCTCAACCAGCGGATCGATGCGCGCGAAGACGAGCGGCTGGCGACGCAGGCGGTGTGGCGGCTTGGCGTGATGCCGGTGGACCGGGCAGCGCTAGCGGGCCGGGTGTGTTATGCGGCGCTGGACCTCAGCGGTAAGCACGACCTGACGGCACTGGTGCTCGCGTTCCCTGACGCCGAGGAGGAGCCGAGCTTCGATCTGTTGCCGTTTTTCTGGACGCCGCAAGAGGCGCTGGCGGGCCGGCAGCAGCGCGAGCGCGAGCGGTTTCAGAATTACATCAACCGCGGTCACATGGTGGCGGTGCCGGGGCCAACGGTGCGGTTCTCGTATGTGGCGCAGGCGCTCGTCGAGCTGGCCGCCGAGTTCGATATCCGGGTGCTCGGTTACGACCGCTGGCGGATAGATGATTTCCGCGAAGATTTGCGCGACATCGACGCGAATTTTGCGGTGCCGCTGGAGCCGTTCGGTCAGGGCTACAAGGAGATGTCGCCGGCTATCGAGTGGTTCAGCGAGCTCGCACTGACCGGGCGGCTGCGGCACGGCGGGCACCCGGTGCTGGGGGCGTGTGTGGCGGGTTCGGTGTTGGTATCGGACCCGGCCGGCAACCAGAAAATCGACAAGGAACGCAGCCATAACCGCGGCCCGGTGCGGGTCGACGGCGCGGTGGCGTTGGTGATGGCGCTGGAATTGGCGAAGCGGGCGGTAAACCAGCCGGCCGACATCAGCGCGATGATCGGCTGACGCCACTACCCTTCAAACGGGAATAATCAATGGCAATGCACCGCCGCGAGGCGGCCGGCAAGCGTGCTGGCGAGCTCTCATTCGTGTTGAGCGACGCGACCCGCGACCGGATGGGCGACATCATCGAGCCGGCCGGATGGCAGCTCGACTGGTTTCGGCGCAACCCGATCGCCCTGTTCGGCCATAATAGTGGCTTCCCGATTGGGCGCTGGCAGAACGTGCGGATCGAGGGCGATCGCCTGGTGGCGGACCTTGAGCCGGCGGCGGCGGGCACCAGCGCGCGCATCGACGAGATCGTCTCGCTGGTCCGGCAGGACATCCTGCCGGCGACCAGCGTGGGCTTCCGCCCGATCCGGCAGGAGCCGATCGACCCGGAGGCGCCGCACCGCGGCACCCGGTTTCTCGAAACCGAACTCTTGGAAGCCAGCATCGTCTCGGTGCCGGCCAACCCGGCCGCGCTGCAACTCGCGCGGTCCTTGCACATTAGCGACGACACCATCCGCCTGGCGTTCGGGGAGCTACCCGTTACGACGCCGAGCGGCACCAGACGCGGCGAGCTCGCCGACCCGCTCACGCGCACCGCTCCGCGGGCGCCGCCGAAAGCAACACGCATGAACATCTCCCAACAAATCGAAAGCACGCAAGGGCGCCTCAATGGGGCGCGCGACAGGCTGACCGAGTATCTCGGCGAGGACAGCCAGGACCCGGCGCAGCGCGACGCGATGTCGGGCGAAATCGAGGCAATCACGGCAGAATTGCGCAGCCTGGAGAACGCCGAGCGGGCGCTGGCGCCGCGCGGCCCCGAGCAGCAGGCCGCCGCCACGTCCAATCTGCCGGTGCGCTCGCCTGGGCGCCGGCCGCTCTGGGCGCAACCGAAGAACCACGATGACGATGCGACCCCGTTCTGGCGCGCCTGCGCCGCGAAGCTGATCGCATACGACCAGCACAAAGCAATCGACGACGTGCTGCGCGAGCATTACCCGGACGACGAGGCGACGTGGATTCTGACCCGCGCCGCGCCCGCCGGGGCCAGCACGACACTCGCCACCTGGGCCTTGGAACTGGTGCAGACCGCCAATGCCGCGATGCTGACCCCGCGCGATGCGGCCCGCATCCTGCCGCGCCTGGCGGCCGGCGGCACATCGCTCAGCTTCGGCCCGCAAGCCGGGGTTATCAAAATCCCGTCTGAGGCGGCGACCCCGAACATCGCCGGCAGTTTCGTGGGTGAAGCGCAACCCATTCCCGTCCGCCGGATGGGCTTTACGACGGTTTCGCTATACCCGCACAAAGTGGGTGTGATCACCCGCTACAGCCGGGAGATCGCACAGTACTCGACGCCCTCTATCGAAGGCTTGGTGCGATCCGCCATCGTGCGCAAGACCGGGCTGATGCTCGACACACTGCTGATCGACGCGGTGGCTGGTGGCGGCAGCGGCAGCACCCGGCCGGCGGGATTGCTGAACGGCGTCTCGGGGCTCACCGCCACCGCAGGCGGCGGCTACGGTGCGATCCTGGGCGATTTGAAGAAGCTCGCCGGGCCGTTTTACACGGCCAACGCCGGGGAGAACCTCTATCTGCTGATCAACCCGGCGCAGGCGCTCGACCTGGCGATGACGCCAGGCCCCGGCAACGCCGGTTTCGGTTGGGCAGCGCAGTTCACCAACCGCATGACCATTATCGAATCGACCGTCGTCACCGCCGGCACGGTGATCATGATCGACGCCAGCGACTTTGTGTCGGTGATGGGGATACCGGAATTCGATGTGTCCGAGGAGGCAACGCTGCACATCGAGGACACGGCGCCGACGCACATCAACCCCGGCACGGCCGCCAGCCCGGTGGAAAGCATGTTCCAGACGAACCAGCTTGCGCTGCGGTTGCTCCTGACGACGACCTGGGCGATGCGCCGCACCGGCATGGTGCAGTACCTGACTGGTGCGTCGTGGGCGCCGGCATAGCGTTTGTCTAACGCGTCCCATGATCCCAAGGAGAGACACTATGGCTCAGGGCAACCCCGGCGCGCCGACGCCGACCACCAACCCACCGCCGCAACCGCGTCCGGCACCGCAGCCCCCGCCGGCCCCGACGCCGCGCGAGGGCGAACCGCCGCCGACTCCACCACCGCCGACGCCGACACAACAGGAGCTCGATGCAATGGCGGAGGGCACTTACGTCCCGCCGCCTGCCGGCCCGGTGACGGCAGCCGCGCCGCGCACCGAGCCGGTGCCGGTCGTGCCGCCGCCGGCAACCCCGACGCAGGCCGAGCTCGACGCGATGGCGGAGGGGACCTACCCGGCGGTGCCGAAGCGGGAAGAACGGGCAATGCAGCCGCAGGCCGGGCGCGAGTACACCACCCGCTAAATGTCGCTGCTGGCGCGCATCTTGCCGTCCTGGCTCACCAGGGCGGCCCCGGCCGGCGAGGGGCAGTACCGCGCCGGCCCGTACTACCTCTCGTCCGGTTGGTTGCCGGCCGGCACGCCGTGGAACTTCTGGCAGAGCGGCACCGCGCCGCAGCCCTACACGCAGTGCTCGGCAATGGTCGAAGCCTGCGTCAGCGCTTATAGCCAGACCACGGCTTCTCTCCCTGGCGCGCACTGGCGGGCCTTGCCCGACGGCGGCCGCGAGCAAGTCACCACTTCAGCGCTCGCCCGCATCTTGCGCGACCCGAACGACTATTCGTCGATCTCGGATGTCGTACTCAATCTGGTGCGGCGGCTCTACGCCTGCGGCAATGCCTATGCGCTGGCGCTGCGCAACGACCGCGGCGAAGTTGATTCCCTGCACCTGATGGACAAGGGTACGCCGGGTTTTTCCGACCAGCCCGGCGGCGGTGTGTATTACCAACTGACCACGAATGCCGATCTCGACGGTTATCTGCGCGCTCGCGGCGTCAATCTTGGCGAAATGCAGCCGGCGCGCAACGTGCTGCACCTTCGGCTGCACACGCCAACCCATCCGCTGATCGGTGTGTCGCCGATCATGGCCGCAGCGCTCGATCTCGCGTTAACCGGGGCGGCGCTCTCGCAGCAAGTGCAGCACTATGTGAATAGCGCGACGCCGCGGTTTATCCTTGAGACCGATGAGAAACTTGCGCCCGGCAAAGCCACCGAGCTCGCCGACGAATTTCAGGATAAGACGACCGGAGTGAATGCCGGGCGCTCGCCCGTGATCGGCTGGGGGCTGAAGGCGCGGGCGGTCACCACCACTGCTGAAGACGGGAAGCTCGCCGAGCTTCTGAAATACAACGGCGAGAACATCGCGATCGCGTATCGCATCCCGCTGCCAATCCTCGGGCTCAACACGCAGGCCGCAAGTTCCACCGAGTCACTCTATGCGTCCTGGCTGGCGAGCGGGCTCGGGTTCTGCCTCAACCATTTCGAAGAGGCGGTCGGGCTGTTCTTCGGGCTGCGCGGGCCGCCGTTCGAGTGGCTCGAAATGGACACCCGCGGGTTGTTGCGCAGTGCCTTCAAGGAACAGATGGAAGGCCTGCAAGCCGGCGTCATCGGCGGCATCTATTCGCCGGACGAAGCCCGCGCGCTGGTCGATCTGGGCAAGGTCAAGGGCGGCCACGGCGACATGCCTAGAACGCAGCAGCAGGTCGTACCGCTCTCTTACGGGTCGGCCTTACAACCGCCAAAGCCGGCGCCCGAAACGCCGCCGCCAAATCCCGCCGAAACGCCGCCACCGGACCCGGCCGCCGATGCTGAACGGGCAATCCACATCTACCGTGCCAACCGCATTGCCGCTTGACGCTCTGGCCGCCGAGCTCGGCGCTGATGTCTCGCGCATGGAGCGTGAGCTGCGGCTCGAAATGCGCGCTGCGCTCGCTGAGGCCGAGCTCCGCTTCCGGGCGCTTGAGCAGCGCATCGCCGAGCAGGCGGCTCAGCTTGCCGCTACGCCAGGCCCGGTCGGGCCGCCAGGTCGCGACGGCGAGAGCATTGCCGGGCCACCTGGTCCCGCGGGGCCGCCGGGGTTGCTGCCTGCGGTCACCGAATGGCGCGCGGGCGTTCACTATGCCGACGCCGTCGTCGGTCACACCGGCTCACTCTGGCAGGCGATTCGCGACACCGGCACCACGCCGCCGAGCGAGGACTGGCAAGTGCTCGCCGCCGCCGGGGCCGACGGCAGCAATGGCCGCTCATTGGCGTTTAGAGGCGCCTGGAAGGGGGGAAGGGATTATGGCTACTTGGATGTCGTCGCACATGACGGCGGCTCCTGGGTGGCGCTACAGGACGCGCCAGGCCCATGCCCCGGCGACGGCTGGCAACTCCTCGCTGCCCGCGGCAAAGCCGGCCCGCCAGGAGCCAGGGGAGAACGCGGGGAACGCGGCTATCCCGGCCCGGCAGCGCCGGCGCCGCAAAGCCTCGCCGTCGACGAAGCCGGCATCCTGACCTTGACGCTGGCCGACGGCTCGACGCTCTCGGCGGATTTCTATCCGCTGTTGGTCCGAGCAATCTAATGCGGACGCCAACGCGCACGACGGCCCCGGCGGTCTCGCCCTTGAGCCTGGCGGACGTGCGGCTGCATCTGCGGATCGATCACACCGATGAGGACCCGGTGCTGCAGGCGTATATCGACGCCGCCGCCGGCTATCTCGAAGGCCCCAACGGCATTCTCGACCGGGCGCTTGTGACGCAATCCTGGCAGCAGCAATATCCGGCGTTCACCGACCCGCTCGCGCTGCCGCTCGGGCTTCAGCCGGTGCAGTCGGTGACGAGCATCAACTACTACGACGCCGATAGCGCGACGCAACTGCTCGACGCCGCGCTCTATCGCCTCGTCGCCAATGCCGAGGGCGGCCCGGTGATCGAGCGCGCCACCGACGACGCATGGCCGGGAACAGCGCTCCGCGACGACGCAGTCACCGTGGTTTTTGTCGCTGGCGACGAGCCGCTGGCGCTCGCCGCGCCGATCCGGCAGGCGATGCTGCTCTTGATCGGGCATTGGTACGCCCAGCGCGAAACGGCCGCCGTGGGGAGCTATGCCGAAGTGCCTTACGCGGTGACCGCGCTCTTGATCAATCACGCGCGGATCGGGTTCGGATGATCGCCGGGCCGCTCGACCGCCGCGTCACGATCCGCCGCGCGGCGCTGGCCGAGAACGATCTTGGCGAGCAGATCGAGACGTGGAGCGATCTCGCCACCGTGTGGGCCAGCCGGGCCGAGGTCAGCAACCGCGAGCGCTTCGCGGCGCAGGAGGTCGGCGCCACGCTGGTCGCGCGCTATC